GACCCCGATTCAAACAATCACCGTAGGGGTTTTGGAGATCCACAAGATGTTGTGGACTGGTTTCATCAAGATAGATCGGACGATTGGAGGCAACGTGACTAAAATGGCAAGAGGACAAAAATTGAAATTGACAGATATTATCTGTAGAATCATTACAACTGATGGAACAGTTGATCTTAATGAGAGAATATGGATGAATAAGTTATGTGAGAGTAATGAAGAGGCAAAGCAATTAGCTGGTGCTATGCTCTGTCCAGACTTTTATGATCCCGATGGGATAGATCCTGCCTTCTACTAGGCATAAATTTTTGTTACAAAGTAGTTGTTGATACAGACACATTTGTAATAAATAATTGGGAGAATTAGAGGGAACAAGATGACCTGAAACTCCTATATCATGTAGTTCAAATTGTAGTTTACGGAGTTTTTATGCACAACTTAATACCACATAATCAACTGTCATCTGAAGATGACCATGATGATTTACTAGCGGAATACTACGAGTGCTTAATTGACTGCGAAGACACTGCTTCAAGTTGTAAACGTATCTGTAGGGAGGTTTTAGTTTAGATCTAAACGTACACATTTCTATTCTAACATGACAATTCACACACATCCACCTTAAATAGTTTCAAAAAATCAAATAATCAGAAAACCCTTGACAAATATTGTCAGGGGTTTTATAATATAAAAAAGTATTTTTATAATGAGTGATATTAGGGTCTATGATAACTTTGTAAGTGAGGAAGAGTTTCTTCCTATACATCAATATTTTGTAGATACTAGAACTGGTTTCAATGGTGAGAGTGTTCCTTGGTATTGGGTAGATGGTGTTAATAAATTTGGTGATGGTAGATTTATGTTTGTAAATCTCTGCTATGGCAATCTTCAGATTGTAAATCATACCATGTTTCAGGTTTTGGTTCCTATTCTAATGAAAATAGATCCATTGTCATTAACTAGGATTAAAGCAAATTTAACTGTAAGGGATGATACACCAGTTGATGATAGTCATTATCATACAGATGATAACTATTGTAATTGTGTAGAGGATGGTGGTAAAGGAGAAGATGCTACCATGACTACAGCAATTTATTATGTAAATACAAACAATGGAGGTACGCAATTTAAAAATGGTGAACAAGTTAATAGTGTTGCTAATAGATTAGTTGTATTTCCTTGTCACATGTATCATGCACCTATAGGGCATACTGATGAAAAAAATAGAATTGTAATTAATTTTAATTATTTTCATTCTCAAACAGGTATTTAATTATTAGGAGACTATGTTATAATGTACGAACAAGCATTGTTAGAAATGAATAACCCATTAAGTTCGGTTAAAATGGTAAGAGAATCGTATTCTAGGTACTTACAAAAGAACTTTACTGAAGTTCAGGTACAGTTTAGAGATGAGGAACCAGCGTGGATACCTTATGATACACTACTAGCAATTAAGGAAAATGAAGTTGAATTTCAAAGGAGAGTAAAAAATGGAAATGCATAATGATGATGATTGTATCCCATGTACTACAACAGGTGTAGAATTACATTTTGAAGACAAACATTGGTTAGCATTAATAGAGCGTGGTGTTAAGGGTCTGGGTGGTGATATGAATACCCTTACTTGTTATGACTCTAAACAACAATGGAAGAAACTAGAAATTATCTATGATGTTAAGGATAAAACATGAAGAATACTATTAGAATTGCTGGAGCTCAAATACCAATTAAAGATAATGACATTCAATTTAATAAGAATGAGATTTTCAAGGCATTGGATTGGGCAAAGGAAAATGCGGTTGATTGCTTATTAACACCAGAAGGATCTTTATCAGGATATGGTTCTTGGTGGATGTCAAAGATGGAAGAATTGGAGGGTTCTTTATTAGAAGTTGAAGATTATCAAAAGAAGGTTGGAGTTGAACTACATTTAGGAACACTTTTACAAAATAGAGAACATATAGGATTTGTAAATAGAAATCATATTAGACATTATGGGAAGGATGGTAATTTATATGGATTATCCAATAAAACATATATTGTACCTGGTGATGGTGCATGTCTTAATTCAACTGCTGGAGGATTAAGTCCACTATACCCATTTAATATGCCTAATGTAACTAAGAATGACGGTCAACCATATCAAATTCTTGGTATGGTGTGTAATGATATGTGGGGATCTAGTAAAGATACACATAAAGATGATGTTCCTGATATGGCATTAAATGAAATGCTAGTAGAAAGAAAAGTAGATCTTGTATTTCATGCTACAAATAACTATAAGTTTCCACCACAAATGATTGTTGAATCTCCATATATGAAAGAAACTTTTGATATGTGGCATGAGAGTCATTTAAGGATGACTGCATGGGGAGCGTGTTCAACAATATTAACTGTTGATGGGTGTACTCCTTGGGCATGGGATGGTGATGAAAATGAGTATAATACTTATGAGTCAGGATCTCAAAGTGGTGTTATAACTGGTTTAGGTGAGAGAGTGGTTGGTGTTCCAAGAACAGGAAGACAATACTTTCATTATGATTTGGACATTAATGCTAGAGAGAAAAACATACTGAGACATAATGCTTATAATAGTAAAGTAATGGATTTAAAGGATGATGCCAAATCAAGAATCATTACAAATTAAGTATGAATCACAGATAGATTCTTTCACTTTTATGTGGGAGGGTGAGATGAAGTATTTTCGTGATTATGAAGGTGCTGAAGATTGGATTCTATTGAATACTGCAAGACAGAATGAATATAATAGAAACTGATTATGGAATGACTTATGTTCCTTTCATCAATACTGAATTAATATCACCCTTTGCTCCAGAGTGGAGATTTTACATAGCAGAGAAGATTCTATCAAGGATAGATTGTAACAGATTAAAGAATTATCTTTTGAGTAAACAACCAGAGATTCTTGCTATAAAAGATAAACTTACTGATGCTGGAACTGGATTGGGTAATGATAGTACAACTGCCAGATTCAGATCATATAATGTAATGACATGGGATCAACCTGATATTAACATATTGAAGGAGGAGATTTCTATCATGCATGATAACTACTATAGGGATATAGTTGATAGACCAACACCAGAGGTTTCACTTGGTGGGTGGATGAATATTATGAAGAAAGGTGATAGAATTAAGAGACATAATCATGGATTCTTAGATAATACTTACATAAGCGGTCATTTTACTGTTTGTTGTGACAGTACCAGAACTGTATATACTAATCCTTATGAACATTGGGATGAGTTTGAATTATTAAAAAGAGTTGAGGAGTATGGTCTGGAATTTAATCATTCATTATATGCCTCTAAGAATACTGCAGGTCAATTAACATTATTTCCAGGATATATTCCACACTTTACTACAGAACATAGATCTGATAGTGATAGAATAACATTAGCATTTGAAATCATACCAGAATATGAAACCATTATTTAAATTAAGAGAAATTGCTTGGGCAATAGTGTCTGAGGTAGAGGATTGGTTATATCCTTATCGAACTGATGATACAGAACCATTATGGGCAGAGAAAGATGTTGATGATGATAGTGTAGTAACCTATATGAAAGCACAAATGGATGCTAACAACGATAGGATAGATCGACTACAATCTGAGATGCTTTATGTTACTTCCCAGATAAATGATATAAATACTCACTTGGGAAAAAGTAAGAATAGTTCTAATGAAGGACAAGAAGGCAGCAAAACTATTGTTGAAGAGGGCAAAGAAACATCCTGAATGGTATAGTAAGGATGAGATCAGGTATGCTAAAATAGTAAAGAAGAGAATTAAACTCGGAGAACATAATGAAGGACAGTTTGAAGATTAACAAGAGGGATGATGGTTCATTTGAGGTTGAGTGGGACAGAAAAGATCCTAACTGGATGTTTATGAATGACTTGACAACAGAGGAGATAGAGAGTATAGTACAAGAAGCAATCAAGCACGATCAGAATGAGCGACAGAGACAACAACCGCAGTTATTCTCTGAGTAATTTGGAGGATGCAGTAGAGGATGCTATAACATCCGACTGTAGCCCAGAAGAAATTTACGATACCATAAGGACAACCCTTAGAAGAAATTTAACATATCATAGAATATGTGTAAGAACTGCTAATGAAGTCTTAAGACTTGTTCATGGAACTGAGCATAAGGATAAGGTTATTAATCTACATGAACGAGAGTTGGATGCTACATTAACTGATTGGCCAGACTATACAGAATTACCTGATGATAAGGAAGTATCTTATGATGAGTGGAGAAGGATTGAAGATCCTACTTATACTGAAAAAGAAATGACCCATCAAGAAATGGAAGATGCTGGTTTTGAAATGACAGGTGATGGTATCTGGTGGCCAAAGGATAAAGAAGTTAAGGAAGAGACACCCGACTATGATAATCCTTATGTTTGTGCTAAAATAGATGAACTTGCTGGAGACAACAGAAACTAATGCTTGACATTACAACTACCAAGAATAAAGAACTAGGATTGTGGGATGTAACTGCAACTCTTACATTACCACCAATCACAGTAACTAGATTGAAGAAAGATAAGAGTGACATTGAATATGAATTGCGTAATGCTTTCAGTGAAGTCATTCAAGAGATCGTAGAGAAGCATTGTGAGGAAGAAGTCTAATGGCACTATCACAACAGGTAGAATATTCTCTTCGAGAAGCACAAGAGGCATTAAGAAATGCTTTATCTTTTGCTGCCAGAAGTGAGAAACCTTATGTTAGCAAGCATATCGCTGATATGTTGGCAAACATTGAGAATCTAGTGGACGCAATAGACATTGTGGAGAAACTAGAAAACCATCGAGATGGTGATAATGGATTATTTGGTAACTACTTCGAGAAACCCGAAGAAGATTAAATAAATATTAAGCATAACTGGATTTCCTAAGTAGTTATGTTATAATACCAACACAATCACAAGAGGAGTATCATGTATGTAAACTTAGACGAGAGATACTTGTCGTATCTACAATCAGAAAAGAAGTTTAACATAGATGGTGTCAACGAGAAACTTGTTAACTATGGTTGGCATTGTGATGGTAACGAGATTAAGGGTCACTACGTTACCACCGAGAATCATAAACTATATTATGATTTAGATAATAATTTCAAAACAAAAGAAAGCGTTAAGCAAGCAACCCTGACCTAAATATTAATGTAAGTATAGGTACTTATTATGAAATCAATAGAAGATCACATTCAACACGATAAAGAGTTGATAGACGATCCTACAGTTAATGCTGCTGCTAGAAGGCATTACAAAGATGAACTACATGATTTAGAAGAGTATGTGGAACATCATAAGGAAGAAATAAATGCAGGAGATCACCATGATCCAAATTGTTTGGAACTGTTTTGTGATACGCATCCAGATGAACCTGAGTGCTTAGTATATGATGACTAAGATCATCCGACCACAAGTTTGTGCCAATTAAATAACTGTCACAAGACCCCTACACAGGGGTCTTTTTGTTTGTATAATAAGAGAGTAAATTCAACTAACGCAAGCGTTAGAGAATCCATGAAACAATTCTTTCAAGAAGTCTTAGAACTTCCATACAAGTCCAATTCACAGGACAATCCTTTACATGAACTACAGGTAGAGGCATTGCTTAAGAAGCATGGATTCAACTACATTTCTCAACCAAATGGAATACAGGCATCACCTGATTTCAGAGTCACACTTGACAATGGTAGAACTGTTGATATAGAATGCAAATCATCCAAACAGAACTATCCCACATACAATGGCGGTTTACCGAAGAAAGGGGTGGTTTACATATTCAGCAGTAAGAAGTATAATGATACTACTATCTTCTTTGCTGATGATATAGTATCTGATACAAAAAGAGATCTTTATCGTGGTTTACTTCATAGATTAAATGAAGTGTTGGTAGAATACCAAAACGATGAAGATTGGCAAGCAGATGATAGAGGTTTTGACTTCTACATCCGTAACATGTATGTTCAGAATGGTGGTGCTGGTAAGAAAGATTACTTCACTCATACTGATCGTGAGCGTTGCGAAAACAATGTACTTAATCATTCTTGGTAATTATCAATGACATCATCAACAACTTTGAATGACTCTCAAACAATTCTTTTGAGTTTGATTCAAGAGGAATTTAAAGAGAAAATACCATTTTCTTTAGATGAAATCTATACCTGTCAAATGCACTGGAATAATGTATATTCTGGTAGATATGATGAGGTATCACGAAAAGCAGGAGTGAGATGGGATCTCCAAGCACTGAGAAATGCAGGACATATAATTTTTATCAATAACAATGGACTTTACAAATGGATTCAACCAATGACCAATTCTGATTATGCTTCAGTGAATGAAACTTTCAATACTAAGTTTGAAGAAGAGACTGATTCCTCCAGATGGGATAAGGATTTTGTCCTTGAGCAATTAAATAATCCTTTAGTGCCTGTACCAAAAGGATTAGGTATAACATTTGTAAAAAGAATGTATATTTCAAAGAAGAATATTCTTGACCACGATAAAGCAGTTGAACTTGGTATTGATTTAGGTCGTCAGCAAAGAGTTGGTGATGATTATGATAAGCAGTGGAGAGATGAATTAAATGTCTCAATAATGAGGGATGGATGGTCATACACATGCCCTCAACCTGCAGTATCTGAAATTAAACCTAGAGCAGGTGCTACGATTACTGAACCAATTCTATATAAAAATCCTAAAACAGGTGAGGAAAGTTTATTAACCCACGTTAATAGAGAAGGTAGGCATCGTATATTATGTGATAACCCAGATCACCCATGTGATTTGATTGATGCTGAACATGAAGATTATCTTGAATTGTTTGGCACTACTTCTAACAATCCCAGTACAAGATATAACAAAAAGGTTACATCTGATGCAGATGCTATAAGTGCTGTTAGAAAGTGGGTACAGAAGGGGAGGATTTCTTCTGATTGGAATGAACTTGAAAATGATATAAAGATTGCTAAGGTAAAGGAATTCTTGAGGGAACATTACCCACATGTTAGTCCTGGAAATCGTGATAAACCAGCACAATTAATATGTTCGGCAGAAGGTATTGAATCATCAATGCGACCTTGGACAAAAACAGTAATGGAGGATTATCTATCTTCTGAAATGGGTATTGAAGTTGGTATAAACCATAAAGATAAGGTTATACGTCTTGCAGGTATGATGAATAGTAGAGAAGTTGACATAAGATTTATTCGTGATGTTGAAGAGTATCAAGTAAAATATTCTACCACACATCCTGACTATAGGATTGATGTTTACTATACTTTAAGTAATGGTTCTGGTAAAGATCAATTAGTTACAAGTGAAAACATTAAAACACTTAGAAAGAATCAAAGAGACAAATTTGATTTATCTGCTACTCATAATAGAGAGTATGCTGAATTACAGGCAAGTGGGAAGTTATTACCAATAAGATACCACGCTTTACGTCAAGATAACGAAACTGAAACAGAAGATAAATTTTATCACTAATGGTTACAATTAAAACTGGTAATTGTCAAGAGGTTCTCTCCACTTATGGGGAGAACTTCTTTCACGCATGTATAACTGACCCACCATACGGCATGGGAATGGATGAGTGGGATCACTCAGTTCCAACAGTTGATATATGGAGAGAAGTCTATCGTACACTGCGACCTGGCGGATTTTGTTTATCATTTTGTAGTCCTGAATTGTATCATAGGATGGCAGTTAATGTAGAAGATGCTGGTTTTATTGTTAAAGATCAAATCATGTGGATGACTACAACTAAGATGCCAAAACATAATAGGTTGAAACCTGCACATGAACCAATAGTAGTTGCTCAGAAACCATATAAAGGATCACTTCAAAGTAATTTTGAAGAGTGGGGATGTGGTTTAATTGATACCACTAATACAAGAATACCTTGGGATAAGAAACCCCCTACAGGTTGGGTGAAGGATGGTGCTAAACGTAGAACATTTGGTAGAGAAGGCAAGACTACAGGCACACAGAAGGAATTTGGTACGGTTGACGCTAATCCTAATGGTAGATACCCATCAAATATAATAGGTGAGGTACAGAGTGAACACCAGAAGTATTTCTATGCCCCTAGAGCAACCCGAAAAGAGAAGGGGAGTGATAACGATCATCCAACAGTAAAACCTGTTGATCTAATGGCATATCTTATTAGAGTGTATTCTCCTACTGGTACAAAAGTATTAGATCCCTTCTGTGGTAGTGGTACTACTGGAGTAGCAGCAGTACAAACTAACAGAGAGTTTGTTGGTATTGATCTTAGTGAACACTACACCAAAATAGCAACCAGACGGTGTGCAGTTGAGGAAGTGTCACAAGAGTGGTTGAACCCACTTGAAGAGGTACTATAATAAGCACATGGGAAACAAAAGAGGTTCCTAACTACCTGACTTAGAAGCAGGACATTACCGTTGGGGTAAAATGAACAAGTAATCGCCTCTTTTTGTTTCTCTCACCATTCATTCGCATTTTTCCCCAATGGGTACTCGTTCACGCATAGGACTACAACTTGAAGGTCAAATCATTTCAGTATATCATCACTGGGATGGTTATCCTGAGTGGTTAGGCGTTACACTTGAAAAGAAGTTTAACACAAGAGAGAAGATTGAGGAGTTGATTGATGGAGGAGATATGTCCTCTTGTGACTCTGAGTATGGATGGGATTATTCTGAAGAGAATAAGAGAGAGGTAACTGCCCCCACATACTACTCAGAGAGAGGCGAGGACTGCCCACCAAAGATCTCTGAGTCAATCACAGAGTATCTTGACCAAACAGAGAGAACTGATGGTGAGTATGCTTACTTGTTTGACAATGGTTCATGGACTTGCTATGATATAGGTCAGTATCATGGAGTGAGAGGCAGAATACTTGATATTCCTGCAGAGAATCCTGAACCTGTGGCAGTTTAAGAAGTGTCACAAGGGTGGTTGACCTACCACCCAAATCAATTATAATAAGGTCACTGGGCAAGAGAGATTGCCGATCCCTGAGATCTTAAGTTCCCTAAAAGGTTCTAAGGTCAGACATCTCGGAATCAATCTGTAAGACCCACCCACATGAGAGATATGTGGTTCTACTGCCAAAAGCAACATACATCCATTTCTGGTTAGGAGTTGTTAGTAGGGTTCAGGTGCAAGCGATTCCCAGTAGGTAAATTTGGGCAACTGGGTGAAACCTAGATCATTGCCCCACTCTCTCATTTTTCTAGTCGTGGTATGACTTAGTACCTATCCAACCTTGTAAGGTAGCATTGAAATAGAATGTGGTAATTCCTTACATAACCGAAGTTAGGTGAAGCACCTCTTGAGCATACCACACCATTTTCTTTGCTGTTTCCTTATGGTATCATCAAAATAGTGCTATACGCACTTGTTTCATAGTGAATTTTCCTTTTTTTGTGTGTTAATTAAAATGAGAAGGTTTTAGTAATTTTCTTCTCATTTCCTGCCCTGTTGGTACAATCTTATTTCGTTGGGGAGCGATGCCTATCATTCGTAATGCGTGGGAACATTATGAAAATGGATGATAAGCAGTAAGACAGTGGTTCAATTCCACTTAGGGTAATTGGGGATCACCCCATATTGTAAACCGACTATTTTATTATGTCACCAAATTTCGCTGAGTTCCTTCTTGACACTACCAACAATGGTACTGAGATTCTAGCAGTCCTTGAGGATATTGTTGAAGTTGTAGAGACAGGAGGAACCGATCTGTAAACTGGCACAAGACCCCTACACAGGGGTCTTTTTTTCTCTATAATAAGAACATCAACAACGAAGTTCCCAAATGAGATACTCAGTTCATTGCCCATCAGCACCTTATGAAAACTCATCATTTGTATCACTTGACGATTGTTGGGGTTTATGCCTTGATCTTTCTGCAGAGTATGGTTACGCTGAAGTCCGTCATGGTGACTGTTTAATGGGTTCCTACACTAATGGTGGGTATGCCCTCACTAATGGAGGACAGTGACACTTAGATAACTGTCACACACCCCCTTCACAGGGGTCTTTTTGCCACTATAATAAGTACATCACCAACGGATTTCCCAATGCCTACAGTTTTAACAAAACAGGAGAGAGACAGAGTAATCGGTAGTCTCCAAGAGAACGTACTTGAGTGGACTCAGCAACTATGTGATTCACTTGCTGAGAACTACAAGCGTTATCACAGAAGAATGATTGAATCAAATGCTGCAAGATTCAATGGCGATGGTCAGAGACAAGACCTATCACGCTACGCACAAGAGCAATTAGATGCTCTTAATGATGGTACATTCAAAGGAATGAAGTTTACTATCACATCAGGTAAGAAGTACCTTAAGATCATCTCAAACGATTGGGATGAGCGTAGACAAGAGTGGAATAGTGGTGGTGTTCATGCTTTTGTGAACAAGCATACAGGTGAGGTTTATAAAGCAGCATCATGGGCATCACCAGCAAAGCATGTACGCTATGACCTAAGAATTATTAGAGATCGTGAGTATGTACTCAATCCTGATAATTGTGGATGGTCAGGTGGTTATCTCTACATGAGGTAATCACCATGCTTGTAAATTTATCCAAAGAAGAACTCTGTCTAATTTCTATCGCTCTTAATGAGTATCAAATGGAGACAGATAATTATCATCTTGATGAAATGAAAGAAGTTTCAACCAAGATTGATAACCTTTATAAAGTTTGTACCTGCAAGGGTGGAGATTAAATGTTACACCTTATTACACTATTCGCCATCTGTGCTATTGTATCTGCTATGATAGTATTAATGGTTTACAACCCCCATCATCATTAAAATGATCTCAACCACATTTTCCTTCTATCAACTTACAGACGAGGTGATGAAGAGAGTTAGGGCAGGAAAGCGTGGTAGACATATCATGTGTCCCAACTGTCAATCCATTTCTAAGGTTTATCACTTTAGTTGGTCTGCATTACAATGTCAACATTGTGAAGAGTCTATTGAAAAATCATTATGGAGTGTAGAACAATGAGTAATAATATGACTGGAACTCAAAAACTGTTGTTTATTTCTTCATTCTTATGGACACTACATTGGGGAACAAAAGTCGTATCGGTCATAGTGGATACGGTTATTCTAAACGCAGGTGCGAAAGTGTTACCACTTGGTTTATAGACAAGTTTCTACCTAATCATCATCTCACTATAGAGATAACACATCATGGAATAGATGGTGATTGGGGTTACTGTGATTGGGTTGGTTCATCTTATAAACCCAGAACATTTGAGATTGAATTAAGACCTAACATGACTGCTAGGCAGTATATAATAACTCTACTGCATGAGTTAGTACACCTACGTCAGTTTGTTAAGGGAACTCTTAAAACAAAGAGTGGTAGATTTCATTGGAATAATGAGAACATATCTCATTTAGATTATGAGAGTCAACCGCATGAGATTGAAGCATTAGAACAAGAGGCAATATTAACACAAATGTATCTAAAGGAGAAGCATGATGTGACAGTTCCTTTAGAGGCATGTACCTTTAACCTTTAACCCAATAATCCCCTATAATAAGAGTATGAAAAACACTCACATTGAGCATCCAGAAGATTCCATTCTTACTGGAGATCTATCTGTTTTGGCGTGGTTTTGCTACATGAAAGGAGCAAAGGCATCACTTAAGATAGATGGTGCACCAGCAGTTGTATGGGGAACTAATCCTGCAACTGGTAATTTTTTTGTTGGTACTAAGAGTGTATTCAATAAGAAGAAACTTAAGATCAATGAGTCACATGCTGATATTGATCTCAATCATCCTGATGAGGATTTAAGGAAGAAACTTCATGCTTGCTTTGATTATCTTCCTGATACTGATGAGATCTATCAAGGTGACTTTATAGGATTTGGTGGGGATCATACCTATCAACCTAATACATTGGTTTATTCCTTTGATGAGGTAATAGATCATGCTATCATAGTTGCACCTCATACTGT